CTTACTCTCCGACGGCGGCTCAGATTTCGGCCAATGCCATTCCTCTGACGGCCGACACTACGGTTGTGGCGCGGGTGTCCATTGACACTTCGACTGTCACCGCCGGCTCTGTTCTCATTCACGTTCAGATCGACTAACAAGGCAGGGCAGGCTCTACTTCGGTAGGGTCTGCCTTTCTTGCTTAGGAGCATATCATGCCAGCCATCAAGTCTATCCGGCTAATCACCTTCCAAGTTTCGACGTCGGCGGCTACGACCAGCCCGGCCATTGACCTCGACTACCGCTTCGATGGTACGCCGACCCGCACCTTCTTCGTCCAGAAAAGCACGGCGACCGGCCCTTCCATTTTCTTCGAGGCCGCCCCCTACGCGACCGGCCCGTGGATTCCATTCGCTGAAGTGACCGCTGCCGTGACGCAGGCAATCGTTCCCTTCGATCTTGACGTCCCCTTCGTCCGCTCCTCCAATGCTGGGGGCGGCCCGCTCGTCACCATCTACGGGGTCGTGTAACAGGGATCAGCAACCGTGGCAACCAGCGGCGTATCCAACTTCGACCCTACGTTCGATGATATTCTACAGGATGCTGCCGCCATGGTTGGGGGTGGCCCTGTACTCGCTGACGAACTCATCAGCGCCCGGCGTGGCCTCGACTACCTGCTGACGGACCTCCAAAACAAGAACGTCCTTCTCCACAAGATCGAAACCACGGTCGTTCCCGTCTCCGCGTCCGTCTCTTCCCTTTCTTTCGGCCCGTCCATCTCCGACGTTCTCGTCGCGTCCATTCGCACCAGCGCCACCGATATCGTCCTCGACCGCGATGGCTACGAACGCTGGGCCGAAATCCCCACCAAGTCCCAGACTGGCCGCCCTACCCGCTATTGGTGGGATCGGCGCCGCGACTCCAACACGATGAACTTCTGGCCGCTTCCCGACCAGACCTACACGGTCGTCCTCACCATCCAGAAGAACGCCGAGAACACGCTCCGCGCCTTCGACAACATCGACGTCCCACGCCGTTTCCTGCCCGCCGTCACCTATGGCCTCGCCTACTGGATCGGCCTCCGTCGTGGCAACCGTGTCGATGCCAACCGCCTCACTCTGCTTCGCGCCGAGTACGAACGTGCTATCCGTGACGCCATGCGCGAAGACCGTGAGCGTGGTAAGATCCTTCTTAGGATTGGCCGCTAATGCCCTACACCTACACCACCCTCACCAATGATGTCATCGCCAATATGGAAGAGGACTCTACTGAATTTGTAGCGGCCCTCCCCTCCATCATTGAGCGTGCCCAAACCCATTTGCAGCGCCGCATCGACCCCATCAACATCATTCGCTTCACCGAAGTTTCGGTCAGCGGGGGCAATCGTACCTTGCCCCTTCCTCTCGATCTCTTAGTCCTCAAGTCCATTCAAGTGTGTGCAACGGGCGGCTGGTCAAATCTCCTTGAACAAAACAACGAGTTTCTAACCGCATATTGGCCCGACTATACTTCAGTAGCACCTTCTAAGTATTATGCACCCAAGGACAACTACTCCATTTATTTGGCGCCAACTCCGCCTTCCGATGCTACTGCCCTCGTCGAATACATTCCGCGCGTGACTATCCTTAGTTCCGCCCATCCCACCAACTACTTTGCGGATCGCGCCGACACCGCTTTCTTCGCTGCGGCCATGCTGTATGCGAATGCTTGGACCAAAAACTCAGGCGCAGTTACCATTTGGAAAAGCCTGCTCGACGAAGAACTGGCGGCGCTCAACATTGAGGCCTCGCGCGCCCGTCGCTCCGACACATCCAATCGCTATGATGGTTCGCCGGAGAACACGCTTGCGGGGACGCCGTAATGTCCGTTCTCGACATGTGGTCCGTATGTGACCGCTGCGGCTTCAACTACAAGCGCCGTCAACTTCGCAAAGAATCCACGCGGTTTGTCGTTTGTGCCACTTGCTATGACGGCAAGTACGACCTCAAGAGTCATCCGCAAAACCGGCCCTTCCGCCCCCGTCGCGAACTGCTTCCCGTCCCTGACGGTCGCGCCCAGCAAGACCTCACTGTCTACCTTACCTTGGAGACTGGAGGCTTCCTCCTGACAGAATCGGGCAATCAGATTATAGTCACGGGCGTCGTATGGACTCCCTCTCAGAGCAGCCCCCCGTAGGACCCGGCCGATGGACCTCAAGATTCTCTTCGATCTCGTTGCTACCTTTCTGTGGCCGCTCTTGATGGCTTACGGCGCCTATCTTCACCGGGAGATTTCTGCCGTGCAGACCAAAATCGAAAGTCTTCAAGAGATGCACCATCGGCATGTCGCACAAGTCAACAAGGACTTTGCTACTCGCGAGGTAGTCTCCGATCTTGAAAATAAACTGACAATCGTGTTAAATAGGATCGACGACAAAGTGACGCGCATCCTTGAGGAACGCAAATAATGCCCTCGACATTCGATCCCCTCCTTCGGCTAGAACTCCAAGCGACCGGCGAGAACGCCACCACTTGGGGCACCAAGACCAACAACAACCTCGAACTCATCGCGGCTGCCATTGCTGGCGCCACAACCCTTTCACTGGCTTCCGCGAATGTGTCTCTAACCGAAGCCAACGCGGCAGCCGACCAAGCGCGTTCCGGCATTCTAGTTCTAACCGGCACCCTCATAAACGATGTCAACATCGTCGTACCCGCGCAAACAAAAACCTATGCGGTGCTTCGCCAAACAACAGGCGCTTTCAATGTAACTATCAAAAACCCCAGCGGGACAGGCGCTGCCCTTCCAGCCTCGGGTGTCGATCTAGTTGTCTGCACTACCGCAACTTGCGTCGCTATGATCGGCGGCCTTAACATTCGCGTCACTGAGTAGCCATGTCGGCCACTTTTCAGGACCAAAAGCTTACCGAACTTAACTTCGACGTTGGTGTTGTTAAGGAGAAGACCCGCCTTGACGCCGGGGGCTTTTGGACTGACGCTGACAAAATCCGTTTCCGCTTCGGCCGCCCCGAACTCATGGGAGGCTGGCGAAAGGCTGTAGACTCTTCGCAGGCCAACAAGATTACGGGCGTGCCTCGCGCGCTAACCTCCGTAAAGAATCGCTTAGGCCAAGCTGCCGCCGTCATTGGAACTTCGCAGGGGCTCTTTTCCAGCGAACTCTCCACCTTCTACAATATTACTCCCATTGTTTCCACGGTAGCCTCCTCTAACATTCTGTCCACAACTGCGGGCTCTACTAAAGTTGTTGTCTCTGTTTCCACTCATAACTTGATAAACAGCACCCTTATTGAAGTTGTGTCTGTCGCGGCTACCATCGGCGGCAACATTCTAATTTGTCCTACTGCCTCCACCACTGCCACCTACAGCATCAACGTAATCGACGCTAACAGTTTTGAAATTGATGCGGGAGTCACCGCCGCTGCAACTTCTGTCGCGACCGGCGGCTCAATCACCATCAACATCAATTACCAAGCCGGCCAAATTTCCACTAGCCTGCAATCAGGGTGGGGCACGGGTGGATGGGGCGGCAACTTCGGCTGGAGTACGCCGGCCGGAACAGTCCCGTCGCCACTTCGCTTGTGGTCCCTCGACCTCTGGGGCACTGACATTATGGCCGTTCCCTCGGGCGGCCCGCTCCTCTATTGGAACACAAGCATCGGCATTACAGATCGCGCGACTATTGTGACAGCGGCTCCCTCTGTCAATCAGATTGTCCGCATAGCATCCGAAGCACGCCACGTTCTCCTGTACGGCACACATGACGTTTCCGGTAGCTACAGTCCCCTTCTTGTCCGCTGGTGCTCCCAAGAAGACTTCACCGACTGGACGCCCACCGCCACCAACAATGCTGGCGACTACCCGCTGCCCAGCCGGGGCTCCGAAATCCGCGCCGTCAACCGCGTCAACGACAAGACCGCCATCCTAACCGACAACGACCTCTTCATCCAGTCCTACATCGGCGGCAACGACGTCTTCGGCTTCACCGCAGCAGGCGAACGGTGCGGCGTCATCTCCCGCAACGCAGCAGTCGAATACGGCGGCATCCTCTACTGGATGTCCTCGAACGGTCAGTTCTACCGTTATGACGGGCGCCTACAACCTCTCGCCTGTACCGTCCTCCGCTTCATCTACGACAACCTTAACGACCTTCAAACCGATAAAATCTACGCAGGCACCAATTCAACTTTCGATGAAATCATCTGGTTCTATCCGTCAATCAATTCGCCCAATGACGAAAATGATCGCTATGTAATCTACAACACCAAAGAAAACCACTGGTCCATCGGCACCCTAGACAGAACAGTTTGGGAAGACAGCGGCACCTTTAGCTACCCCCTGGCTATCGACAGCGACCCTGCCAACATATACTATCAAGAAAACGGCTACACCGCCGACACATCTGCTATGGCCGCCAACCTTGAGGGTGCCTACTTCGATCAGGAAGCAGGCGATAACATCCTGTTCGTCAACAAGTTTGTTCCCGACTTCAGCAACCTTGCCAACAGCCTGCCCTATGTAGGCACGCTTCAAGTCTCCCTACAGGCACGCAAATACCCTGGCGGCCCCATCATTACAAAGGGACCCTTCACCATCGCCAGTAACACCCAGAAAGTTTCGACGCGCCTGCGCGGTCGCGAACTCGCTATTCAAATCCAATCCTCCACATCCTCCGATGTGCCGTGGCGGATGGGCCAGTTCCGCATGGCTATCGAACTCGACGGCCAACGATGACCCGACGCATTTCCTCCCGCTCCTTTCCCGACGCCCCCTCTGAATGGGATGCCTCTTCTCGCGATGCTTGGAATCGCCTCACCTCCGTCCTCGAACAGAGCGATCTCTTCGACCTCGGGCGCCGTACCCGCCCGCAATTCATCATTCAAGGCACCGTCAGCGCCCCGCTCACTGTTGATATGACCACTCCCTCCGTAACCGCTCTGACCAACATCGTCGGCAAACTCTTGCTTGCCCTCCAATCCTCCAACTTCGTCGATGTGCGCTAGGTTTATTTCCTGTTAATCCCATGTTATAATATGCGGTAGAAGGCGTATCATGTCCGACACCATCTATTCCTCCCCCTCCAATACCGCAGCCTACGGCGCGCTGGAAACGCTTGTTCCCGGTGAAGAAGATTTTATTGTCGGTACTATGGGCGTCCCGGCAGCGTCTCCTGCCACCCCGCTAACAGCAACAACTTCTCCTGTTGCAACAACCCAGGCAACAGCCTTTCCGGCGGGCGTCTTCGACACGATGTTCCGTGTATATACACCGCCAGCGCCCGGTTCCATTGATCCTCTCACCGCTGCAATCAGCGGCACCATTCCCTCCTTCTTCAGCTACCGTCAACCCGTCAGTATCACCCCTACTCCTCTAGACACCCTCCCCTCTGACGGCGGTGGTGGTGGAGATGGCGGTGGCGGCGGCGGCGGAGGCGGTGGAGGCGGTGGCGGCACTGGCACCGGAACTGGCACCGGCACAGGCACTGGTACCGGCACAGGAACCGGCACAGGAACAGGTACCGGAACCGGAACCGGCACCGGAACCGGAACAGGTACGGGCACTGGCACTGGCACTGGTACCGGCACCGGAACTGGCACCGGCACAGGCACCGGGGGCGGCACTGGTGGCACCGGCGGCATCGGCACTGGTGGCACTGGCGGCACTGGTGGCATCGGAGGTACTGGTGGCATCGGAACTGGTGGCACCGGCACGACAGGCGGTACAGGGGGCGGCACTCCGTCTACCGATAATTCGCTGCGAAACTTTCAAAATGCCCTGGGCACCCAGAACTTCGCTGTCGCCGTTACGGGAGCATTCTCGCCTAATGGTACGCTTTCGTTTGGGCCGGGCACAAGTTTGGC